ACACCATCTTCATGTCGATAGATTAAACTTCGTCCAGCAGTGAGACCATATATAGTTGAATATGTATTTGCTGTAGAATTAGCTAAATATTCTGTAGCTAATGGATTATTTTCTACTCCATTATCTATATATGTACTTCTTGATAAATTACCAAAATACCAGCTATTTTCTAAATGATTATAAATTACATATCTATCTATAAAATCAGATGAAGCTGAACAGTAGTACCAAATTACTTCTGAGAAATCAGAAGTTTGTCCAGCATATACTTGAGCATATTGAGTTTTATTTATATCATCAAATACATGATTTAATATAGGACAAGGTATTTCTTGAACAGCACCAGCAAATCTAAAGAATTGGCCATCGGACATCCAATAAGCTACGTCATCTATTACTATCGCACTATTTAATCCAAGAGTTCCACAGTCATTACCGAGTTGACGAAAACCAAATATAAAAGGTGGACCAATAAAAGACATTGATTGAAGTGATGTATCTGTCCATACTAGAATAGTACCTTTTGCGGGTATAGCTGATCTTATTTCACTACCACCTGCAATTCTTTGTGATCCTGCTGAGTTAGTAGCGTTAGGAGTCCAAAAATTATAATTTTCTTGATCTGACCATCTTATAAATAATTTATCTTGTGTAGATGTGTCACCAATAGTTGTCTCTGTTCCCATGCAAATTAAATGTCTAGTTTCTGTAGATACTATTGATAAAGTAGAAGCTGTAGGAGCATTAGCAATTTGTGTAGCTCTATTGTCGGTCATACCAGCTGATTCATCCCATTCGTAAGTAGCTCCATCTCTTTGAGTTAAAATTAAATCTTCTCCCCAATTGTTTAACGACCATTGTCTCATATCTAGTGTAACTTCAGAAGTGGAACGTGGTTCATTCCATGCTTCTGCTGAATAAGTACCAGAGCTCCAACCATAACCTAAAGTTTGTATACTAGGTCCTGTATTTATTTGATATGATATGTCAGCATTAGCAGAATCAGTTACTGTAGAAGTTGCTGTACCTGGAGTAGTAATAGTATAAGCATCAGTATTATTAACAGAAACTATTTCAAATTCATTTTCTAAATCTGTAGTTGTAATTCCACCTACATTTGCTGATACATTAGATATTGTTATAAAAGCACCTAAAATAGCTCCATGATCTGTATGATTAACTATAACATTAGAGCTAGTATCAGTTGTGGTAAATACAGATGTTAAACTATTAGATTGTCTAATCGGTGTAATGTCTTGAGCTGTTCCAGATAAATAAGCATAGACTTTTCTATCTGTACCTATTGATTGATAACGGCTACCATCTAAACTAATCCAAGAAGCTATATCTGCGGGTCTTCCTACATAGTAATTGTCGCTATATTTAGTCCAACCTCCTATTTTTTGAGGTAGTCCTTTTCTAAATCTAATCTTATCACAATCAGTCCATCTACCTTCCGCACCAGTTTCGGTGTTTTCAGTGTCTAAACCAGGTTGAAAATTCAATTGAGTTAATGGCATAATAATAAATATTATATAACAAAAATTTAAAAATACTATTATATTTTGTAATTATAAGCTAGGGTAATTCTTGGATTTTCAATATTTTGACTTTCTACACAATGTTCTAAAGAAGATTTAAATAATACAAGCCTTCCTTCTAAAGGATCAATTTTAAATGTTTTCCAAGTATAAGGATTTTTACTATCTAATTCAGGATCATATATATTCTCTATTAAAGGTGATTTAAATATTGTTTTAGCGTCTTCCTTATTTGCTTTTAGATAATAAATACAAGAAATATAATTAAAATTATGATTATGAAATTCTTGAAAAGAGTTTTTATTATATATGTTAAACCAAGCTTTTGATTGTTTTATATTTTTACTTTGTCCTAAATGTTTTTTAAATTCGTTAGCTTTTTCTGTTACCCAATTATTTAATTGTTGAAAAGTATTATCTTCAAAAATATCATAAATATCACAAGTATTATATAAATTCCTAGATATCCAATTTTTTCCTCCTGTTTTAGTGTTTAATTTTATACTAAAACAATGATTAACTAAAATATCTTTAATATTATTATGTTCAGGATAATCTATTAATGCTAAAGGTGTTGAAAATAAATTATTGATTATCACTTTTAAAATCTGCTGGTAATCCTAAAAAAGGTCTACTATCATATATATTTTTTTTACCTTGAGTTTCTACATTATTATAATGTAAAAAAACTTGACCACAATTTTCTCCTTGAAAAGTTTCTCTCCAATGTTCAAATATACAACCTGAATAAATTAACATATCTCCAGGTTCTAAATCTATTTTAATACCAGGATTATTACTTTCTGCTGTTATTCCATTTTCTCCAGGTACTCCAACATTTTTTTCTGGCTCTAAAAATATAGGCCATAAATCTCCTCCTAAATTTAAAGTGGTAGATATCTCACAACTTGGTCTATCTTTGTGTCTATGTAATATATCGTTTTTCTTATATATTCTTGCATAAGCATAAGTAGGAATTAAATTCAAATCTGTTTCTTTTTTCATTAAAGGCAAAAGTTTTTCTAGTAAAGTTTCCATAGCAATATCACCATAATGAGAATAAGTGTTTGGTATTTGTTCATCCGACCATGTACCAAATTCTGATCTAAAAGGAGAAAGATAACTATTATCAAATAGAAATCTAGCAACTTTTCTTTTCATGCAAAAATAACTATAAACAAAATCAGCTAATTCTTTAGATATAGCAGATTTAACTATTTTATATTTTTTATCTTTAAAATTCATATTTTTCTTTTATCCTTCCATTAAATGCTATTGTAATTCTATTTTCATCTTTATCATATTTTTCTACAGAGTGTCTATATTTAGGATCAAAAATTATTATTTTACCTATTTCAGGTTTTATACTTTTATTAAATTCTTTAAAATATGTACCAGGACCTATATCTGTTAAATATAAAACTCCACTTGCTGACACTGGCATATTTTTGGGAAAAGCGGAATGATCATGTTCTACAACGTGATCTCCTTTATTTAAAATATTACCCCAAGCTTCGTATAAATGATATTCAAATAAAATATCTTTTATTTTTTGAAAATTTTCAGATTGATGAGTAAAATATTTCCAATAAGTCATTTTACCTTGTACGTTTGTTTTATAACTATAAGTATTATCTATATTTTTAATAACTTCTTCTTTCAAAGAATTAATATATTTCTCATCTGTAATTTTATATTCTTTAAGAAACATGTGTTTTAAAAGCTAAAGTTATTCTAACTCCGTTATCTGGAGAAAGTCCTCTGTGCATTTTTTTAGCATCAAAAGAAATTAATCTATTTTGTATAAAATTTATTTTATTTTCATTTTTAATTTCAAAGTAACCACTATTTTTATTAGTTTTAGTAACCATATATAAACAAGTCATATCTCCATCATCTGTATGAAAAGAACCGTTCATATTAGGATGTTGTATGTTTATATACATTCTTTCTAATTTTAAATTTTTATTTAATGTTTTTTTAAGTTTATAAAATAAAAAATTATTTAAAGCATCATTAGGATTTAAACCAGAATTATAAAAAGATTCACTGTCTTTATCATTTGATTTATGTCCATAATAATGAGGAAAATTATATAAAAAATAATTTTCTAGATATAAAACTAAATCTTTATCTAACCAATTATCTATTATTTTTGTTTCCATTATTTAAATGGTTTTCCACAACACCAGATAACTAAGCTGTATCTTGTTCCTTTAGTTACTTCTTCTACTCTATGCCATGTATAAGAAGGAAACACTATTACTGTTCCTTTTGATCTAGCTTGACTTGCTGTTATAATATTATTTTTATTTTCTGGTGTACTAAAATCAAATTGTAAATTTCCACCTTCGTATTCTGTACCTTCTGTTAAATTAATTGTAACAGATAATTTTCTAATTTTACCTTCAAAATTTACACCTCTATCTTTTCCATATTTTTTATTCCAACTGTCTTGATGCCAGCCATAATACTGACCTTTTTTATATTTAGTAAATTGACAATCTTCTGCCCAATCCCATTCAAAATTCCAACCAGCATTATTATTTGCATTATGAACATATCTTAATATTTCATTGTATATCCATTTATCATTTAACCATACAACATTTGAATTTCTCTTTTTTTTTAAATCAGTTAATTCTTTTTTTGTTATATTATCTTTTTTTAATCCACCAGTAAGTGCTAATTCTTCTTTTTTAGAATTACCATGTTTAATAATATCATCACAAAGTTTTTTTGGAATTACTCTATCAAAATACCAAAAACCATTTTCAAAATTCATTATTACTTCTTTCTATTATTATATAATTAAAAAAATTACAAAAATCTAATTAGTCCAATTATTATTTCTAACAGCTGTATAAACAGCTCTTAAATTCCATACACCGCTAGTTTTTTGAAGAGCATCTGTCTCTTTAACTAATACTATTCCTGAACCACCTGCTTTTCCACTAGCTGGGTTTCCATCAGTTCTACCGCCTCCACCACCACCAGTGTTTGCTAATCCTGCTTGTGCATTATCTAAAGATCCAGATGGATTATTTCTATCAGAATCTCCACCTCCTCCAAGGCCACCAGAAGATACTGGATTTCCAGGATAAAAAGATCCTCCACCACCTCCTCCTCCAAAATAACCAGTGTCACCATATTGACTACCAAAAGTAGGACTGTAATCTGTACCATTTCCACCAGGACAATCAACTGGATTTCCGTTAGTTCCAGCTACACCTTTACCGCCACCGCCGCCATTTGAGCCGTGTTGTGGATTAGGAATATTTCCTGCACCACCATTATTTCCTTGACCAGGAGTTCCGCTGCCTCCACTAGCTGGATATCCAGCACCACCGCCAGATCCACCTGGATCGCCATTACCTGTAGCACTTGCACCGTAACCTCCACCTGTAGCTGAAATAGGTGAGGCAGCTCCAAATGTAGAAGGTGATCCCGCAACTCCGGGTGAGTCCGGAGATGGAGCGTTTGGTCCGCCAGCTCCTCCTGCTCCCACAGTTACTGGTACAGCTGAACCAGGTAAAGGATGCGCTGGAGTAAAAATTACTCCTCCTGCTCCTCCTCCACCAGAGTTTTTAGCTCCAGTACCTCCACCGCCAGCAACAACTAATACATCTGCAGTTGAACCACTTGGATTAAATGTACCAGGAGAGGTAAATTCAGTTATTAATTCTCCTCTTTCTGGAGTATTATTTACACCAATAACACCTCCATTAGCATTAGCCATTAAAATTCCTCGTCTTTAGTAATTATAGGTGTTATTTGAGACCAAGATGTTCCATCCCATTGGTAAATAGTATCGTCTCCATGTACTGATCTCCATTTTTGAGTTTCTTCATTCCATCTAGGAAAAATATATCTATAAGATTCACTATTATATGTATATTCACATTGTGAATCAGTAGGATAAGCAACAGGAGGTTGCCAAATATCATTTGAATCTAAAGTCCAAGAATCAGCTGGTCTAGGAGAAATAAATTTATCTTTAGTAGAATCATAAGTAAATCCTATACCCGCATATATTCCTCTAAAGCTATTATTATAAGAAGTTTGTTTCCAAGTTCCTCCATGTCTAGCTGATACAAAATTTTCAGCTTGAACAGATAAATCTCCACCATTTTCATTAACTTCTTTATTAGAAAAAGTAATTACTTGTGTTACAATGTTATTTTCATCTAATTTTGCAAAGTGTGCCATTTTATATCTCCTTTAACATAATAAAACATTCTAAAAAATTTGTCTACTAATTAGTCCAGTTATTTGCTTTTACATAATCAAAAACTTCATTTAAACTAAATACTCCAGAGGCTACAGCTACATTTGCTTCTTTAATTAATACTACTCCAGATCCTCCATTTAAAGATTGTGAAGGTGAATAATTAGGATTAGGAGCACCACCGCCGCCAGTATTAGCTTGTCCAAATTCAACTCCAGTTGGTGATCCAGGGCTAGTAGTAGGCGAATCACCTCCACCTCCTACTCCTCCAGTTGAAGCACCATTACCACGAGAGTTTGATCCAGCGCCTCCACCGCCAAAGTAACCATTATCTCCATATTGACTACCAAAAGTAGGACTGTAATCTGTACCTGCTCCGCCATCTCCTCCAGGTGATCCATCTGGACCAGAAGGTGCATTACCTCCAGTAGCAGCTTTTCCACCGCCGCCGCCTCTATTTCCAAATTGAGGTGCTAATCTATAACCATTTCCACCATTATTTCCTTGGCCAGCAGTTCCTGATCCTACATTTGTATTTGAACCAGATGGTCCGTAAGAAGCACCAGCACCTGATCCTCCAGGTTCTCCAGCAAAACCTCCATCAGCAGTTCCTGCTCCTCCTCCTGTAGATGTAATAGGTGAGGCAGCTCCAAATACAGAAGGTGAACCATTACCTGGTGCAAAAGGAGAATTTGGAACACCAGTTCCTCCTGCGCCAATAGTGACTGGAATACTAGATGTTGGTAAAGGATGAGCTGGTGTAAATATAACTCCACCTGCTCCAGCTCCTGAACCAGCTGTCCAAGTGCCTCCTCCTCCAGCAACGACTAATACATCTCCTTGTGGAGTGTAAGCACTGTAATTTCCTGGAGACGTAAATTGAGTTATTTGATCGCCAAAAAAAACTGTAACTGGTGGTCCTATAATTCCGCCATTTGCCATAGCTTAAAACCTCCTTAGTCTGAAATTATTTCATATGAAATCAAACATTCTAAATCAGAGTTAGCTGATGCAGTACCTTTAATAATTTCATTTTCTTCTAAATAAAAAGAAGTATTTTTATCTACAACAGCTAATGATGCATCAGCTGGTATTGATATTGTACTCGCAATAGCTCTGTCATTAGAACCATCATTATATTTAATTGTTACATCCGCTGCGTTACTACCATCAATGTTTGAAACTAAAATAGAATTAATTTTAAAAACTGTATTTGCTGTTGCTGTAACTAAATTTGTTTCTGTAGTTGTTAAAGCAAATACGTCTGTCTTTCCATTAATGGTTGCGACATTTACAATATTTGGGTTTGCCATATTTTCCTCCTAATTATCCAAATACAATGGCCATTGCAATTGCTTTTCCAGTAGCAAAGCCATCTGAAAAAGATAATTGTCCTGAACCATCTGTTGTTAATCTCTGCCCACTTGTTCCATCCGCAGTCGGAAGTTTAAAGTAAGTAGAGGAACCAGTATTTGCTATACCAGTTACATTAATATCACCTAGATCAGCCATTATATCAACCATAGTAGTTCCATCAGTATAAACTAATGTTTTAGCACCTTGTTTAAGAGCTACGCCAGTTCCTCCTGTTGGACCAAAAGTTAATGTTTGACTTCCTGTAGTGTTATTAAATACTGTATATTTAGTTTCTACTGCATCAGTAAAAACATGAATGTCTCCTGTAAGAGCACCTGTAAATTCTAATACAGCATTATGTACTTGGTCATCTGTTGTAGAATCATCTGTATTAGTTGTAGAATTATTTGAAGTTAAAGTAACATTAGCAGAACCTGCAACATTAACTGCTTGATAACCTTTAGTAGAGGCATCAATTCTGTTGAAAACATAATTAACTAGATTACCCCAAGTTCCTGAATTTTCTCCAGAAGCTTGTCTCTCTAATTTTAATCTCGATGTATAACTTGATGGCATAATTTTTTATACTCCATATTTTAATTATTGTAAATAATATATATTTGTATCCATTTGTCTAGTGAATATTAGTCCAAGTTTCAGTAATATTACCTCTAATTGGATCCCAAAATTTAAGAGTTGAAACATTAGCATTTGCTCTATTTCCTTGAATAGATATAAAGTTTTCAGAATTAGGTACTATATCAGCTAAAGTAATAGTAACTCCATTACCAGTTATAGATAATATTTGTTCAGCACTTATAGTGATTGTATTAGCTGTAGTTGTTAATTCTTCTCCAGTAATAGGTATTATATT